TGAGGCGCAAACCACTTATAAAGAAAACTATCCTGACACTACAATAGTACCAGGCGATATAAAAAAATTAACAGGTACGTTTCTTATGGAACAAGCTGGTATTAACGTTGGTGAGTTAGACTTATTAGATGGCTCTCCTCCGTGTTCAGCGTTCAGTATGGCGGGTTCAGTATCTCATGGTGAGGGTAGAACACACGCAGATGCGTTTGGTAAAACGAAAAAGTATTCAGATATAGAAGGTGTAGAGAATGTCGAAGATTTATTCTTTGAATTTTTAAGAGTGGCTAAAGATATTAAACCAAAAGTTATTATTGGTGAGAATGTTGCGGGCTTGACAATGGGTGAAGCCAAAACATATTTTCATAAGATACAAAATACATTTGAAGCAATAGGTTATCTTATAGTTGCTAAGGTATTAGACTCAAGTTACTTTGGTGTACCACAATCTCGTAAAAGATGTTTCTTCATAGGTGTAAGAGAAGATGTTGCTGAGAAAGTTGGTATAAACTTTATGACTATGTATCAATTGTATCCTGATGAGAATAATTACAGAACTACACTTGATGAAGCCATTAATGATGTAGTGAATGAAGATAAAGAAGAACTAAAATATTTATTTGAAAAAATAAGTCCAGAAACAGCCGTTGGTAAAACATTAATGAAAATGCCAAAGGATCCAGACAAAGTATTAACAGGTATGGACTATCACGTTAAAGGTCATCACTTTAATTTAAAGAGAAGTAGTTTAAGAAAACCTTGTCCAACAATTACTGCGATGGGTAATCTTGCTGGTGTTGCTGGCACTTGTCACCCAACAGAAGATAGAAAGTTTACTATAAAAGAATTGAAAAGAATTATGTCGTTACCTGAAGATTTTAAATTGACAGGTAAACTTAATCAAAGATCAGAACGAGTAGGTCGTATGGTTCCACCGTTGATGATGAAGGCACTTGCTGAAAGTGTTTATAACAAAGTATTAAAACCATATAAGGAGTTAAACAATGACTAAATTTACTTTTGCTACAAGTGAAGAAGGCTTCGATAATCACATAGATAAATCTGTTCGTGGTTATAGTCAACTATGGGGCGATATACTTAACTTATCAAAATACTTTGTAGAAGACTATACACAAGTTGTTGATATGGGTTGTTCATCAGGCAAACTATTAAAAGGTATGATGGATCAAAACAATAAGAATATTCCTCACGCACAATACACAGGTATAGAAATAGAAGATGATTTTTTTAAAAACTATCAACGTGACGAGGAGAAGTATCATCAACTAAATTATTTCAGAGGTGATGTAAGAGAGTTTGATTTTCAAAACTGTTCTTTGGTTACTTCTATATTTACTTTACAATTTATGTCACCTAAAGATAGACAAGATACGATTAATAAAATCTACAAAGGTCTTAATACAGGTGGTGCGTTTATCTTTTCAGAAAAAGTCTTTAGTTGTAATCCAAGGGTACAAGACATGATGACCTTTATGTTTTACGATTATAAAAGACAACACTTTTCTGATAAAGAAATACTTGACAAAGAAGTAACTTTAAGACACATGATGAAACCAAATACAAAAACTGAATTGTATAAAATGGTACAAGATGCTGGCTTTGAAATACATAATTTTTGGCAGAACTTTAATTTTGTTGGTATTGTCGCTTTAAAGAAATAATAAATATTTCTATGGCAATAACTAAAACAAAGTATGAAGAACTAAAAGAGTATTGGGATTATCAACGTAAGATAGAATACAATAGAGAAGTAATTTATTTTATGGCTGACAAGTTTCAAAACAGAGTTTATAATGACATGGGTAATGTATCCATAGAAGAATTAAAAAAGATACTTTGGGAAAGAGTACAACCTGAAGATTATGAAGAGCCTAGAAAAGGTTATGTACCAGAAGATGATAGTTTGAGAATTGAAGGAGAGGGTAAACCTTTTCTACCAAAGATAATGATACCAAAGAATGACCCTCACTTTAAGGGTTGACATGTTAAGTAAAATGATATATAATAAGAGAATAAATTTATAGGAGTTATGGAATGAGTGATTTTTTAAAAGATATAATTAAAGAAACTGGTAATGAATATGCTGGTTTAGTAAGTGATGGAATTGATAGTGCTGATGTTACAAGTTTTATAGACACAGGTTCTCATGCCTTCAATGCATTATTGTCTGGTAGTATCTATGGTGGTATGCCAAGTAATAAGATCACAGCAATCGCTGGTGAAGCCGCAACAGGTAAAACATTTTTCGCATTAGGTATATGTAAAGCATTTTTAGATAAGGATCCTGAAGCAGGTATTATCTACTTTGAATCAGAAAGTGCTATTTCAAAACAAATGATTGAGGCTAGAGGTATTGATTCTAAAAGAATGGTTATCGTACCAGTTGCCACAGTACAAGAATTTAGAAATCAATCAATAAAAATTTTAGACAAATACATGGAACAAACAGTGAAGACTAGAAAACCTTTAATGTTTGTATTAGATAGTCTAGGTATGTTATCGACTACAAAAGAAATGGAAGATACAGCCGCAGGTAAAGAAACAAGAGACATGACAAGAAGTCAAATTGTCAAATCCACATTTAGAGTATTAACATTGAAACTTGGTAGAGCAAATATACCAATGATTATGACTAACCACACATATGATGTCATAGGTTCAATGTTCCCTCAAAAAGAAATGGGCGGTGGTAGTGGTTTAAAATACGCAGCCTCATCAATCATCTATCTCAGTAAAAGAAAAGACAAAGAAGGTACTGAGGTTATTGGTAACATTATACATTGTAAAAATTTCAAATCTAGGTTAACAAAAGAAAACGCAATGATAGATGTCAAGCTTACATACAAGACAGGCTTAGACAAATATTATGGTCTAATAGAACTCGGTGAAGAAGCTGGTATATTTAAAAAGGTATCTACAAGATACGAAATGCCAGATGGTTCTAAAGTTTTCGGTAAGAACATCAATGATAATCCAGAGAAGTATTTTACAAAGGAAGTGTTAGACAAAATAGATGAACAAGCAAAAAGAAAATTCCAATACGGATCAGACGAAGACGAGTAAACGATACGCCTTTGCTCAAAGAAAAGGTGATGACTTTAGTTGTTTAAAAATACTTGACGGACAATACGAAGGTATTATCTACAAGTATAATGAAGTAAAGTTTTCTCAAACTGAGAATGCTAAGGGTGAAATACCTTTAAAGTTTACTTATGATGTTATCGCTAATCCTAATGAGGAAGATGTTAAGTCGGAAGACTTTAGAATTTATATCGGTGATATATTGGTTGAGTGTGTTGATGAACAATTAAAAAATGGAAAGTTACAAATAAATGAATGATAGAATAGAGAATACCATAATAAATAATTTGTTCTTTGATGAACAATTTACAAGAAAGACTATTCCATTTCTTAAAGAAAGTTACTTTACTAAACGTGAAGAAAAAATATTGTTCAGAGAAATACATGAATTCATAAACAAATATAATAATCTTCCTACAAAAGAAAGTATCTTAATTGAACTTAATAATAGAAAAGATTTAAACGAAGAAGAATATAAGAGCACAAAAGAATTAGTTGCTAGTATCAAAGAAGAAGAATCAGATTTACAATGGTTAACAGATACAACAGAAAAGTTTTGTAAAGATAGAGCAGTTCACAATGCTGTATTAGAAGGTATTACAATTTTAGAAGGTAAAGATAAAACAAGAACACCAGAGTCGTTACCTAGTTTATTAAGTGATGCATTAGGTGTAAGTTTTGATAAACATGTTGGCCACGATTACATAGAAGACGCATCAGAAAGATTCGATTGGTACCATACTAAAGAAAAAAGATATCCATTTGATTTATCTTACTTCAATAGAATTACAAAAGGTGGTATACCAAGTAAGACTTTGAATATCGCATTGGCTGGTACTGGTGTTGGTAAGTCATTGTTTATGTGTCATGCTGCGTCAGCATTCTTAACACAAGGTCTTAATGTATTATACATCACACTAGAGATGGCTGAAGAACGTATCGCTGAAAGAATAGACGCAAATCTATTTGATATATCAATGGACGATATTAGAAGTATGCCAAAAGACTTATATGATAGTAAAGTTAAAAAATTAGAAGATAAGACAAATGGTAGATTAGTTATTAAAGAGTATCCTACTGCGTCAGCTCATAGTGGTCATTTCAAAGCATTGATAAATGAACTAGCGTTAAAGAAAAGTTTTAAACCACAAGTGATCTTCATTGACTATTTGAACATCTGTGCTAGTGCAAGGTTTAAAGGTGGTAACATATCATCTTATTTTTATATCAAAGCAATCGCTGAAGAATTAAGAGGTCTTGCTGTTGAACATGATGTTCCAATCTTTAGTGCAACACAAACAACTAGAACCGGGTTTGTAAGTACAGATATTGGTTTAGAAGATACGGCAGAGTCTTTTGGTCTACCAGCAACTGCTGACTTTATGTTTGCTTTACAATCAAATGAAGAACTAGAAGCTCTAGGTCAAATGAAAGTAAAACAATTAAAGAATAGATATAATGACCCTGGTATTAATAGATCATTTATTATAGGTGTTGATAGAGCCAAGATGAGGTTGTACGATACTGACGCTGGGTCACAAAATATAGTTGGTGGTAAAGAACTAAAACAAAAAGAAGACTATCCTACACCAGAACAAACGTATGAAAAGTTTTCAGATTTTAAATAATATGGCAAAAAAACAAAAAGTAAAATTTCACAAGGGCGATAGACGACCTAATAATGAACAACCTAATCTATCTTATACAAAGAAGATGGTAAAGAGAGATAAAGACATTATATGGCAAGTCATTGAAAGACCAACAAAAAACGTTATAGGCGAGTGTTTCTTTGAAGAAGACGCCCATAAACTAGTTAAGTTTCAAAACAAACATAAAACATGGCAACCCAATGGTGGCGTACCTAAATTCCTATGGACAAGAGTTTAGTCTTATAAATATAATAAACAAGATTGATTTATATGGAAACCGTGAATAGACTTATGGATAAAATGAGAGAAAAATGTTTAGTTTTAAAGGATTTACAACACAAGATAGAAATACACATTTAGAACACCTAGAAGACGATATAATAAATCGTGGTACAAAGGGTGGTCAGAATGCGTTAAACTTTTTAAGATCGGTGAGAGATATGCTCGCTGGTTCTTCAAATAAAAAAGTTAATATGACAGTTAAATGGGATGGCGCTCCAGCTATCATCTGTGGTATTAATCCAGAAAATGGCAAATTCTTTGTCGGCACAAAATCAGTATTCAATAAAAATCCTAAAGTAAATTACACTAACTCAGATATAAGTAAAAATCACTCTGGCGAATTAGCGTCTAAACTTCAAATAGCATTAAAAGAATTAAAACGTCTAGGTATCACTGGTGTATTACAAGGTGACTTTCTTTTCGCACCATCAGATTTAAAAAGGATTAGTTTAGATGGTGATGATATGATTTCATTTACACCTAACACAATTACATATGCTGTTCAATCTTCATCTGCTGTAGGCAGACAGATTAGTAGAGCAAGAATGGGAATTGTTTTTCACACAAAATATACAGGTAAGACTTTAGATAGTATGACTGCTGGATTTGGAACAGTTAGAGGTAGAGCAACTAATGTATTTCTAGCGAGTGCTGGTTACAGAGATGTATCTGGTTCTGCGAAACTTACAAGAAGCGAACTAGCACAATTCAACGCAAAATTAAGAATGGCTGAAGGTTCATTATCAAAGGCAGCACCTTTGTTAGATGAAATGAGTAAGTCTTCTGCTGATGGTTTAGGTGTAGGGTTTAGATTAAAAACTTTCTTTAATCATCACATAAGAGGATCACAAGGTCATATGGCTAAAGTTAGAACTTTAGTAGATATGTTTAGAGATTATTATATCAATATTCTACAAGCAGAGATTGATAGTAAGAAGACAGATAAAGGAAAACAAAAGTATAAAGATATACTAGCAACAAATTTAAAATTTATAGATAGAAATAAGAGTGCTTTAGTAATGACTGTTGCCTCTCACGTTACTTTACAAAGTGCGAAAGACTTTTTGATTAAGAAGATGAGTGAGATACAAAGCATAGGACATTTTTTAAAAACTTCTACAGGTTACAAGGTAACAAGTCCAGAAGGATATGTAGCAGTAGATAAAGTAGCTGGAGCAATCAAGTTAGTTGATAGAATGGAATTCAGTAGAGCTAACTTTACAATGCCAAAAGGATGGAGTAATTAATGACAAAGACATTTAAACAATTTGAAGATTATGATATACAGTGTGAAGAAGTAATATTCGAACACGAAGGTGAACCTTTACAAGAGGCAGAGTATCAAGGTAAGACAGTAAAATTAAACGACCCAGTTAGAGGTGGTTCTAAAAAGTTTTATGTGTATGTAAAAGATGGCGACAAGATTAAGAAAGTATCATTTGGTGATACAACTGGTCTATCAATTAAGAGAGATAACCCAGCTAGAAGAAAGTCATTTAGAGCAAGATTCAATTGCGCTGATCCAGGACCAAAAACTATGGCAAGATATTGGTCTTGTTATCAATGGAGAGCTGGAGCTAAGGTAGACGATTAATGAAAAAACTAAATCAAATATTGCGAGAGGGTGTTTACGACCCAGGTATATTTAAAGCTTTCTTTTTAGCTGGTGGACCTGGAAGTGGTAAGTCATTTGTAACGGCTGGAGCCTTTGGTGGCACTGGTTTAAAACTTGTGAACTCTGACGCTTCATTTGAAAGAGGTTTAAGAAAAGGTAATCTGTCATTAAAGATGCCTGACGAAGAAGAATATTTTAGAAACATTGTAAGGGCTAAAGCAAAGATGACTACTGCTACTCAATTAGATGCTTACATACAAGGTAGATTAGGTTTAGTCATAGACGCAACTGGTAGAGATAAAAATGTTATTAATAATCAAAAGAAACAATTAGACCTTATAGGTTATGATAGTTATATGATTTTTGTTAATACAAGTTTAGAAGTAGCGTTAGAAAGAAATAAGAATAGACCTAGAACTGTACCAGAATATGTCGTACAGAATAGTTGGAATCAAGTACAATCTAACATTGGTCAGTTCCAAAGAATTTTTAGTCCTGGTAGAATGTTAATTGTAGATAACAATAGAAGTGAAAAAGAATTAGTAACACTAACACTTAACACAGCTGCGAGATATATACGAAGTCAATTAAGAGCTAGTCCTCAAAATCTAACAGCGAAACAGTGGATAGCAAACGAATTAAAAGCAAAGAACACAAAATGAGATTTAAAGATTTTATAAAAGAAAGTATCATAGATATACCTAGACAAAGATATGCGCCAGGTGTATTTGATAATGCTGATACTAATAATCCTAAACTTAAAAAAAGTGTTAGAGATATTATCTTAAATCAAATAGATAAATTTAGAGAGAAGTATCCAGTAAAAAAATATTCATTGATTGGTTCTATACTTACAAAAAAATATAGAGACGATGCTGATTTAGATATGAATATCTTGTTTGATGTTCCTAAAGAAAAACAAGAAGAAGTTAGACAAGAATTGGCGTCTAGTTTAAGAAGCATTAATGGTAAGCTTGTTCCAGGAACTCAACACCCAATTAACTATTTTGTAATCACAGACCCAGAGTTAAAGAAAAAGAATGACGCTATGGCTGATGGTGTATTTGATATTGATGAGAATGAGTTTGTAAGAAGACCTACCGAAGATACTTTCGACTCTGAAAAATATGAAGCAGACTTCCAAGCAAAAGTAAAAGAAATAGATGTAGTCAAAGGCGAACTTGCTAGAGATATAATTGATTACGAAGAACTAAAAGGTTTGACAGCAGATGATGTATTGAACTTACAAGCGAGAGTTAATAGTAAATTAGACGAGATAGAAGACAGTATAGAGGTGTTAGTTGATATAGGTGATGATGTAGTCAAACAAAGACAAAGTGCTTTCAATGATGATATGTCGCCAGAAGAAATTAGACAGTTTGGTAAGAAACATAAACTACCTAAAAATATTATCTACAAATACCTAGAAAAATATCACTACTTAAAATTTTATAAGAAGTGTAAAGATATTTTAGAAGACGGCAAAGTTACAGATAAAGAAATTTCTAGTTTAAAGACAGTAGCAGAAGCAGCTCCTAAAACAATAGCATTTGCTTTTGGTAGATTTAATCCACCTACGATTGGTCACTTAAAATTAATGGACAAAGTTAAGTCAGCTAGTAGTGATTACAAAATTTATTTAAGTAGAAGTGAAGACGCTAAAAAGAACCCATTAGGTGCTAGAGAAAAATTAGATTTGATGAAAAGAATGTTTCCTCAACACGCTAGAAACATAGTAATAAATCCATCAAACAATGTATTAGATATATTAACTAAACTATACGACACACACCACAGAGTGATTATGGTCGCTGGTAGTGATAGAGTTAGAGAGTTTGATACTCTATTGAATAGATACAATAATGTAAAATCCAGACACGGATACTATTACTTTGAAGATATTAAAGTTGTATCTGCTGGAGACAGAGATCCTGATGCAGAGGGCGCAGCTGGTATGAGTGCTAGTAAGATGAGAGCCGCGGCAGCGAAAGGAGATTTAGAAGCATTTAAAAGTGGATTACCTGGAAGCAGTAAAGGTAACGGTGAAAGAATTATGAGGCAAGTCAGAAAAGGTATGAAACTTGCTGCTAGTTATAAAATGGAAACTTACAAACCTATTACTAGTGTAGAAGGATTTGAACAAGAACAAGTAAGAGATTTATATGTTAGAGATATGATTTTTAACATTAATGATAAAGTAGATTATATAAAAGAAGATATAAAAGGTACAGTCAAAAGACGAGGTACTAATTACATTGTTATAGAAGACAATAACAACAATTTACACAAAGCATGGATATGGGATTGTCTTCCTATAGCCGCAGATAGAGAAATAGAAGTAAGAGAATATAATACAGATATTGACTATGGCTTTGAAGCAGTATCAGAAATGACGGAAGCTAAGATATCACAATCTGAAATAAATAATTTAGAAAGATTTGCTGATAGAATACTTAACAAGTATGGTGTCGATATAGAATTTACAAGACATTTTGTAGATAGATTAAATGATGCTAGAAACAATCCAGATATCAAAATTGCTGAACTACAAAAGTTCTTTAAGAAAATACAAAGAAATAAAGCACGTAATATTGTTAAACAGAAAGACCAAACTGATGCCGTGTTAAAAGATATGGAAACAAATTTAAACTTACCCATAAAGATTATTAAAAAGGGTAACGAATTCGAGGTAATCAATAAAACAATTATGAGAAAAACAAACTTCCACGTAGGTTCTAGTAAAACCATTAGATACGAAGATAAAACACAACCTAAAAAGTTTAAACAA